TGGAACGACCGATGTTCGCATCTTCGTGAAGTCTGCCAACACTGGCGCTGGCGTTGGCACCCTCACGGTTCGCTACGTCCAAGCCCACGAACTGCCGTAATAGGAGGCCCTGATGGCCGGTTCTGACGTAAAATCAAAGCGGGTCACAGGGACGGGGGCGCTCGCAGTCGGGCGCTCCCGCCTCCGCATGATCCTAGTAACTACGGGCGCGGGTGCTGGGCGGCTGACCCTCACGGACGGCGATGGCGGGGCAACAACCGTCGATGTCGATCTCGTGACCAGCACCACGCACAACGTCTACATCCCAGAGGAAGGTGTCTTGTTTTCCTCGGACATCCATGTCGCCACAGCCACCAACATCACGGCTGCGACGTTCTTCTGGTCGTAAGGCTTCGACAATGGGCAAAACCCCAGCATGGACCCGCAAAGAGGGTAAGGACCCAAAAGGCGGGTTGAATGCCAAAGGCCGAGCTTCGGCAAAAGCGCAGGGGATGAATCTCAAACCCCCTGCGCCCAACCCGAAGACAGACAAGGACAAGGGGCGGCGCAAGTCATTCTGCGCCCGCATGGGAGGAATGCCCGGACCGATGAAAGATGAGAAGGGCAAGCCTACTCGCAACGCCCTGTCCCTCAGAGCGTGGAACTGCTGACATGAACCGCGGAAGCATGACCCAACAGATCGAGAATCCCGGAGGGAAGAGGATGGCAAAGACTGGCTTGTATGCTAACATCAACGCCAAGCGGAAGCGCATCGCCGCAGGCTCTGACGAGAAGATGCGGAAACCGGGAACCAAGGGCGCACCGACCGCACAAGCGTTTCGGCAGTCCGCCAAAACAGCGAAGGGGAAGAAATGATGAAAGCTGGCAAGAAGGGCGGCAAGGGCTGCTCGGCTGACATGATCAGCCCGCGCAAGGCTATGGCCATGGGCATGAAGCCCGCAGTGGTCAAAAAGGGCAAGAAGTAAACCATGGCAACCTCAGGGACCCGGACGTTCAATCTGGACGTCGGCGAGCTTATCGAAGAGGCGTATGAGCGGTGCGGGCTTGAAGTCCGCACGGGCTACGACGCGCGCACGGCACGGCGGTCCCTGAACCTGATGTTCGCTGAGTGGGCCAACCGCGGCCTGAACCTGTGGACCGTGAACCAAGCCACGATCACCGTCACTGTTGGTGTCGCGACCTACACGGTCAACGCCGACCACGCGGACATCCTTGAGATGGTTCTTCGTCGGGACGGCACGGACTACGAAGTCGAGCGCATCAGCCGCGGGGACTTCTTCCTTCTGCCCAACAAGACCACGCAGGGGCGGCCGTCGCAGTTCTACTACGACCGCCAGATCGCCCCGAAGATCAGCCTTTGGCAGGTTCCTGAGAACTCGACCGACCAGTTGATCTACTACTACGTCCGCCGCATCGAGGACGCAGGAACCCTGCAGAACACCACCGACATGCCGTGGCGGTTCTATCCTTGCATGGTCGCGGGCTTGGCTTATTACCTCGCCATGAAGCGGGCCCCGGATCGCATGGGAATGCTCAAGGCGATCTACGACGAAGAGTTCACGCGCGCGGCCGAGGAAGACGAAGATCGGGTGCCGTTGAAGCTACAGCCTGATGTGGCCTACCTGAGGTTCTGATGCCATACGCCAGTGGAAAAAATGCTTGGGGTATTTCTGACCGCTCCGGCGTCCGCTTCCGGCTGCGCGACATGCGTAAGGAGTGGACGGGGCTTCTCGTCGGCCCCGACGAGTACGACCCAAAGCATCCGCAGCTGTTCCCGCCAAAGGCGTACCCTGACCCGCAGGCGCTTCGCAATCCTCGCCCAGACCCGGAGGCAGGGCATGTCTATGTCAATGCCGGAGACTGGGTCTTTCCTCCGCTTCCACACCTCGCAGGACCGATCACGGGATCGGTTGGAAGGGTTACGGTAACCACATCATGAGCTTCACTTACGGCCAACTGAAGCAGGCTCTGCAGGACTATCTCGAGACCTCGGAGACTACCTTCGTCAATAACCTCCCGCTCTTCATCCGCCTGTCGGAGGAGCGCATCCTCAAGAACGTCCAGCTGAACCTGTTCCGCAGGAACGTCACGGCCAACGCAACGTCTGGGAACCAGTTCCTCGCTTGCCCGTCGGATTTCCTTGCGCCGTTCTCGTTGTCCTACACGGACGGCGGAAACGATAAAATCTTCGCGGAGTTCAAGGACGTCAGCTTCGTGCAGGAGTACGCTCCGGACGTGGCTGTGACCGGAGCGCCCCGGTACTACGCCCAGTTTGACAACGAGAACTTCATCTTGGGCCCAGCCCCGAACTCGGCGTATTCGATGGAGCTTCACTACTTCTACCGCCCTACCAGCTTGACGGCCGGATCGGACAGTGGGACCACGTGGCTCAGCGTCAACGCCGAACTGACCCTGTTCTACGGCGCAATGATCGAGGCATACCTGTTCCTGAAAGGCGAGCCCGACTTGCTGGCCAGCTACGATAAGCGATTTCAAGAATCTCTGCTTGGTCTCAAGATGCTGGGCGAAGCCAAGCAAGTCACCGATGAATACCGCAAAGGCATGGTTGTGAGGGCGAAAGAATAATGTTTACTGCCATGTCCGCCCCCGGCTCCGTCAGCGTCATGACGTCCACCAACGGGGGGCACAGCCCAGAGCAGATCGCTGAGCTTTGTGTTGACCGTCTTATCCGGGTTTCCGACTCAGCCCCGCCAGAGATCGCCATGCAGGCCCGCGCCTTCAAAGAGCAGATGTTGGCCGTCGTCCTGCACTATGTTAGGATGGCCGCAGAACAGGACCGGGCGACGGTTGTGACCAAACTTGAGCAGGCCGGAGCGGCTGACATGGCTCAACAGATCAGGAGACTTTGAGATGGCCTTCACTGGCAACTTCATGTGCACCAGCTTCAAGGACGAGCTCCTCGAGGGCGTCCACGATTTCCGTCTCACGGGCGGCGACACTTTCAAGTTGGCGATGTACACCAACAGCGCCTCGTTCACCGCTGCAACCACCGCATACACCGCCACCAACGAGGTCGCTGCCTCGGGGTCGTACACCGCTGGCGGCGGTACGTTGACCAACGTCTCTCCCGTAACTTCCGGAACCACGGCGTTCACGGACTTTGCCGACCTGTCGTTCACCTCGGCCACCATCACGGCGCGAGGCGCTCTTATTTACAACACGACCCCGGCGCACACCTACACCAACCCGACGGTTGTGGTGCTCGACTTCGGCTCGGACAAAACGTCGACAAGCGGCACGTTCACCATCCAGTTCCCCACGGCAGACGCTACCAACGCCATCATCCGCATCGCTTAATCGTGGGGGTAGGCTGTGTCTCTGGTCCTGTCCGATAGGGTACTTGAAAGCTCGACGACGACGGGGACTGGTACTTTTGCTTTGGCGGGAGCTGTGGCAGGGTTCCAGAGTTTTTCCGCTGGGGTTGGAGACGGCCACACCACGTACTACACGATTACGGACGGGACCTCCGGTGCGTGGGAAGTTGGCATCGGCACGTACACCTTGTCGGGGTCTACCCTGTCCAGAGACGTCATCCTGTCCTCATCCAACAGTGGGTTGGTGGTGACCTTTGCAGCGGGGACCAAGAGCGTCTTCACAACACTCCCGGCCAAGAGGGCGGTGTATACTGGGAGAGCCGTCGCCATGGCTCTTGTGTTTGGATAGGGGGATAACCGATGGCTGCGCCAAACATTGTCAACGTGACGAGCATTATCGGGAAGACTGTGACCGCGGATTTGACTACAACCGCAGCCACTTCGGTATTGAGTAATGCAGCGTCCTCCAATCTAGTCCTTAAAATCAACACCTTGATCGTGTCGAACGTGGACCCTAGCGCCAGTTGTGACGTCACCGTCTCCCTCTACAGCGCGGCCGCTCTTGGCGGGACGCCGATCCAGATCGCAAGCACCATCAGCATCCCTGCGGACACGTCCTTGATCGTGATCAGCAAGGACACGCCCGTTTATCTCGAAGAGAATCGGTCGATTGGTGCAACGGCAAGCGTCGCAAACGACCTGAAGGTCGTTTGTTCCTACGAAGAAATTTCGTGAGGCCTTGATATGACAAGAGCCCCGGGGGGATTTATCTCCGCAACACTCAACTCGTCGAACGGCGGGGCAAGAACCAGTGGCGGTATCTTCACCCTTCCTGAGTACAACGGTTGGTTTCGACGGGTAGGTCAGGTTGCGTACACATCTCCCGGAACCTACACTTTTGTAGCCCCATCTTTTGTCCCAGTCGTTGACGTCGTTGCCATCGGAGGTGGGGGCGGTGGCCTTGGCACCGCGAGCGGGGGCAACGGCGGCGGGGGCGGTGGCCTTGGTTGGGCGAACAACATTCCGGTTGTAGCTGGAGCGTCGTACACGGTCACGGTGGGCGCTGGAGGGACGTCCACAAACAGCGGGACAACCACCACCAACGGAGGCGACAGCTGGTTCGACACCACCGGGACGGTTCGGGGCGGCGGTGGCGGGCGGGCAAACTCAGCGACCGCTGCTACGACTAACACGGGCGGAACCTTTGCCTTCACTCAGAACATTCCCATTGCCCAAACCGGAGGCGGTGGCAACGGCGGGGTCGGTGGAAGAAACACGGCTACCACAAGATCGGGTGGCGGTGGCGGCGCGGGCGGCTATGCGGGGACTGGGGGCGCTGCGGGAACTACTGCGGCAGGAGGAGCCGGAACTGGCGGTGGCGCGGGCGGCGGTGGCGCTAGTGGTTCTACCGCTACGGCTGGTGCTGGTGGCGGGGTGGGGCTCTTGGGACAGGGGGCAAACGGAACTGGCGGCGCTGGCTCAGCTACAGCAGGGGTCGACGGCACCGGAGGCACCGGAGGCTCGGGTGGCACAAACGCAACGGTCGGGCCCTACAACACAACCACAAACCGCTCGACGCCCGGACTCTATGGCGGCGGTGCCGCAGGCTCGGAACTGGCATCCACCGAACACGCCAACGGAGCTGGCGGCGCTGTCAGGATCATCTACGGATTCGGAAGGGCGTTTCCGTCAACGAACACGGGGGACTTGTGATGCGTTTATTTATCCGCATGCTGGACGGCGTTCCGTTCGAGCACCCTATTGTAGAGTCGAACATGAGGGATGCGTTTCCCTTTGTGGACTTGGACAATCTGCCGCCTCAGTTCATGCCGTTTGAGCGGATTCAATGCCCAAGAGCCGATGACGGTAAGATCATTATCAGCGCTGAGTGCCGCTACGAAATTCAGGACGGCGTTGTCCGGGATGTCTGGACGGTCGTCCAAGAGGATGCCCCGCCCGAGGAGGCAGTGTAAAGCTCGCTGTCCCGCATGCGCGGCCTGTGCTAAATTAAAGGAGCTGGCTTAATCTAACGGAGGTGCCGGATGTTAGGTTTTTATCCGCTGTCATCCGCTCCGCTTAGTTCGAGCGACATTTTTACAGCTAGTGTAGTCATAACGGTCCCCGTCACGGGCGTTTCTGCCACGGGAGCTGTTGGGACTGTTTCAGTCACGGGGACTGCCGTTGTTCCCGTCACGGGCATTTTTGCCACTGGGGCTGTTGGGACTGTTTCGGTCACGGGGACTGCCGTTGTTCCCGTCACGGGCGTATCTGCCACAGGTACTGCCGGAACGGCTGTGGTTTCAACCTTCGCTGACGTTCCGGTCACAGGCCTCTCCGCCACGGGCGAGATTGGAACTGTTGCTGTTGCGGCATCCACCGACGTTCCCGTCACGGGCGTTTCTGCCACAGGTGCTGTTGGCACTGTCGTAGTCTCAATCCCGGTTGACGTCCCTGTCACTGGCGTAGCTGCCACGGGGGCTGTTGGAACTGTTGCTGTCACGGGCACCGCCCTTGTCCCTGTCACGGGCGTATCTTCCACGGGGGCTGTTGGCACTGTCGTAGCCTCAATCCTCATTGACGTCCCTGTCACGGGCGTATCTGCCACGGGCGCTGTCGGTGACGTTGAGGCGGGGGATATTGTCAAC